TGAAAGCTCAGAATGTTTTCCGGGCGGGCTTCGATGTTGCGTTGCCACGCTCCGGTGTATGGCTCATGGACAACAGGGAACCACCAATTGCCGCGATCCACCGGCGTTGTTGGCGTGAACGTGTAATCCTTGCGCCCGAAGAATCGCCCGAGCGCAGGCAGATTAAAACGCATCACTCATCCTCTGCGCGCATGTCCATGCGGTGATAGCGGGGATCATCCTTGCGTGGACGACCGCGTCCATAACGCATCGGTGCATCCGATGCCCAACCCTTCCCGCGCCAGACGATTGCTTCCTTGTCGGTGCATTCGAACTCTTCACCGGCTTGCATCATCCGGCCGTGAATTTGCTTTGGTACATTCAAAACAAGTCTCGGCATCACAGGAACTCCAAAAATGGGGAGAGTAGTGAGGGCCAGGAAGGAGGAAGGAACATCCATTCCCACCACCCTCCCCAAGTTGAGTCGCTTCCAACGCTTACGTGTAAGCAGCGCCAGCGATGTACTGCACCGCATTCGAGCGGCGTTTGGTCCAATTGATGAATCTCTCAGCTTTGATCGCAATCATATTATTTTGCCAGAGAGATGTCAGAACGGTCGATGCGGTCGAAGGCGAGTCCGGTGTCGACTCCATCTGCAACGATGCTTCACGGCTGGCATCGATCGTCACTTGTCCGTCGTCAGCCAACAGAATCTCGTTGGCCTTCGCCAATATGATCGGATAGCCCTCTGACGGCGAGCCAGTCGTCGACGGCATATTTTCAGTTGCGACAACAGGAATGCCAGCGAACGTGCCGCCATTCACGTTGATGCCAGCAAACTCCGGCTGACCGAGCGTGTTGTTCATCAGCCCGATCCGCATTGCCGTGCCTTGCGTCATGATCCACACCGCACTCGCGAGCGACATATTCGCGGTGAGGAAGGTTTGCATCAGCCGAGCTACGTCGGAACGCAGCGCCGCCGCGTTGGTGCCGCTCGGCGTGATCGGCGTCACGCCATTCGTGATCGACGCGGGCGAGATGCCGGTTGCCGCTTTCGATGGATCGACGAACTGCGCATCCATGAACTGGATGATTGCAGCCGCCAACTCATCACGAACGATCGTTTCGGCAGACGGCGAGCTAAATCGTACAAGCTCCTCAGTTAGCGGGATAATCCCGGCGATCTTCGCGAAGTCGAGCGTGATGCTGTCGAACGCGAGCGCACTTAGTGGCTTCGGAGCCGCCTCGCCGACCCAGTTGACGGTCGATGCACCGGTCATGCGCGGCACTCTGACCTTGAATGGCACGTTACGCAGTCCGGGGATGCGACCGATAAGAGTCAACGGGCGAAGATATTCGGCGAACGCTTCGGTGAGGTTCTGATATTGCACCAGCGGTCCCGCCCAAGTCGCGTCCGATGTCGTGCCGACAGCAACCGCCGCCTTGCATGCGCCAGCAACTTCCGGCGTTTCCGCCATCCATTGCTCATTGGCCTTGGCGATCTCTCCCGCCATGAACCAGTTGCCTTGCGCGCGCGCATTGGCAAGCACCAGCCGCACGAATGGCCGCCACCGCTCGACTTCGCGCTGACGAACCACGATGCCAGACGTCTCACGCCCGCCGCTACGGCTTTCCGCCGCCTCTGCCGGTTCTGCGCCACGGACAGGAGCAGCACGCGTGACATTAATCCGCTCCATGTCCTGCAATCGACCGATGTGCTTGTCGAGTTGATCGACCTCGCCTTTGAACCCGGTCCATTTCTCATCCTGCTCGGCGTCGAGGGCTTCGCCCTTTTCATCCGCAGCATCCATCAGCGCCGTCATCTGCGCCGTCAAACTCGCGCGCCGCGCCTCTGCTTCGCGCAACTTTTCCTGATTGGTCCTAGGCATCACTCGCTCCTTAATTTTCAATGGGGGTTTCGGTGGAATCCCGGCAGCGCCAACGTCCCGCTGCTTGCCAGCCCGCAATTCCTCGTCGAGCGAACGGACCATCGAAATAGTCGCGTCTTGATTCGCGGGAATTGTTACAACGCTTAATTCCAGCCAGTCCCAATCTTTGATTCTGAGACCGCCTTCTTTCATGATCTCGTAACTGTTGACGGTGAAACCGATGCTCAGTCCCGTCGTCAGTCCAAGCTTGGTCGCCTGCCATGCTTTATCGGTACTGTTTTTTAACTCGCCGGGCTCATCGACCTTGGCGAACGTTGCTGTGATCGGAATGCCGTCCTTGGTGGGCTTCGCGGCAGTCACCCAACCAACCGGCTCGCGGCTGTTGTGCTGCCACAGCAGCGGCAGCGGCAGCTTGAACTTCGCGCCCTCCGACTCGACGATGTCGCCCATGCGATCGGTCGAAGGTGTCGACGCAATGCCTTTGATGATGCGCTCGTCTTCCTTCACCGATTTGATGTCGAGAATCGAATAGGCGCGATCCATCACCGCTACCTCCTTTGATGCAGACAGAATTGTGAGAGAGTGGTTAGCCGACGACAAAAAACTGGTAGCTCGGCTTCGCTACCGGCTCGGGGCGCGCGGTCGCGGACCCCACAGCCATTGCCAGCGCGATCAGCGCATCGATGCGATTGGTCGCCCGGCGTTTACTGAACCAGAAGTTTCCGAACGGATCGTTTTCGGTCGCGGCCGACATCATCGCCGAGATCAGCACCGGGTTGCGCCTGATCCTGATCCGCTTTTCGAGAATCAAGGTTTCGAGCGTCACCTTCGATCCGGGCATCCATAGGCCGGTCTTGCCTTTGCGCTTGCCGCCCTGCGGATGCTCAACGATCGGCAGCGTCAACCCGAGCGCGTCCAACTCGGGCTCGAAATGCTTGTTGAACCCATAGGTGTCGTAAGCCACGGCTTTCACCGTGTAGAGCGACGACGCTTCCGCCAGCCGCGCCGCGACGTAGTCAAACCCGATGACCTTGCCGGGTGTCGCATTCAGGTGCCCGCGCTCGATCCAGAGATCATACGGGGCCTTGTCCCGAAACGCCCGCTCGCTGACGGTCGCCGCCGGCGTCCACGCCTCGATCCACGCGTCAAACGTCGGGCGGTTCTCGACGTCGACACCCGTCTGTACCACGTAGCCGATCGCCGTCATGTCCTGCGTCGCCGACAGGTCGAGCCCGACATGGACCTCTTCGCCCGAGTGCAGTGCGGGATCAAAGTCGGCCTGGACGCTTTCGAGCGTCTCGCGGCTCATCCATGCGTCTTGCGAGTCCGTCCACCGGCAGAAGTGGAGCCGCAGGATGTTGTTGAGCTTGCCCGGCAATTGCTTGGCCTGCTTCACGACGCCAGCCAAATATTCTTCCGTGATCGTGACATTCAGCAGCGGGTTGGCCTTCGGCCAGCATGTCGGGTCTTCCAGCGGATCGTCGTCGTCGTCGAGCGAGCACACGAAGCTGAACGTCTCGTCGTCCTCGATCTCGCCGCCCGCGACCTTGACGGCGTGTTCGTGTTCCTCCCAGCACACCGTGTGCCGGTCGCTGCCGCTGTTCGTGATCATGATCAGCAGCGGTTGCCGCCGAAACTTGAACCCACGTTCCAACATCTCGATCATGTGGCCGTTGCGATGCTCGTGAATCTCATCGCACAGCGCGCACGACGGCCGCGGGCCGGAATGGTCTTCCTCCGACGAAATCGGCCGGAAAAAGCTCCCGCTCTTGAGATCGGCCAAATTCCAGATCGGATTGCCGCCGGACGGCGTCAGCCGCGCGCCAAGCGCACCGGATTGTTGCCACATGGCGACGGCATCGCGGAACAGGACCATGGCCTGTGACTTGATCGACGCCGCCGCGTAGACTTCGGCCCGCTGCTCGCCGTCTGCGACAAGGCAATACATACCGATGCCTGCCGCTAAAGGGCTCTTCCCGTTGCCCTTGCCTTGCTCGATATAGGCGCGGCGGAACCGGCGTCGCCCGTCCCGCCGCTTCCACCCGAACAGCGATCCGATGACGAATGCTTGCGACGGATGCAGTCGAAACGGATTGCCTTCGAATTGACCGCCGGCGAGACACAGCACGCCGGGAAAGAACGCCAGCACGCGCTCGACCGCCGCCTCATCCCACACCAGATCGCGCGCCGGACCAGTCTCTAGATCACGCAGATGCCGCGCGCACGCCGCCCGCACATGGGGGCCGGCGATGACCTCGCCCGCTCCGACCGCTATCGCCCAACGCGTCGCCGGATCACCCGGTAAATGATCGTCAGGTGAAGAACCGCGACGCCGCGTCTGTCTCTTCGGGCTTTTGGGCGTGGATGCGAGATCGAGCACTCGGGGTCATCCCAAATTCGATGGAATACTTGACCATATCTTTCATGGCGTTGTTGGCGATCGCCACAAGCGGATTGGCGTAATAGCTGCCGTTGTCGTGCTTCACGAGCAGGCCAGAACTCGCGGTGTCAAATCGAGCGCAAGCATTCAGCGCGCGTTCCGCCTGCACCCACCGACCGTAAGCTTGGCAATAGGCCGCCAAAACCCCGCGATCGACTTCGGTCAAACACCCGACCGCATACAATCGCCCTGAAATGTAATCCCACTCGATCCGCGCGTCCTCGCTCAGTTCAGCAGGCGGCGGCGGTATCTCTAATTTCGGCTTCGGCTCATTCCCATTCAGCGGGCGCTTGCCGCGATTCCCCTCCAGCACTTTGAGGGCCGTTGGCTTGGACTTCATCATGACGTGCCACCAATGTTTCACGAATATCAAAACCACATTGGCACCATATCACAAACGGTTAACCCTCACTTCAAGGCCGGGTGTGCCATACAACCCAAACGCGTAACTGCGCGCGACGG